ATGTCGGCTGGGGATGCGCTTTTTAAGTACTTCGACAACAAGGACTCCATCCAGAAGAAGGCAGCAGCCAAAGGTGGCTCTGACCGTGGTGATCTTGAAGAGTTCATGGCGCTTGAAAAACTTAAGCAACAAGAGGCCGAACTCAAAGAAATGATGATTTACTCAGGTCGAGGTGGTCTGTGGACTGACTGGCTCAAGTTCCAATCGGATGCCAAGCGCAGACGCGAGGAGGCCGAGCGTGAGAAGGTTTTAAAGAAGCAACGCATTATTAACCGCATCAAAGACATTGCCACGATCATCCTGATCATTGCTTTGCTGGGTGGTTTGGGCCTCATCATTGGCGCTGCATTTTGGTTTGCAAGGGACGTATGAAAACAATCACCACTATCTTTTTTCTGCTTTTGGTGACTGGATGCGATGATCAATTCCGCTACCCATGCCAAGACCCAAAGAATTTCGGTCAACCGAAATGTGAACCCCCTGCTTGTGAGGCAGATGGGACTTGTACCAAAGACCTTTTAGGGCAACCAAAATGAAAGAATCGACTCTGGATGAGAAGCTGAAGTTTTGTATCGGGATTGGCATGACCATGACCCTGATGGGCATTGTCGGCACGGTGCTGTACTCGCTGGTGTTCGTGACCCAGCCGATGGGTCAAATGGCCCCCAACGATGCCCGTTTCTTTGAGTTGTTGTTTCCCATTGCCACGTTCATCACTGGCAGCTTGGGCACACTGTTGGCTTTGAACACTGACAACGGTAAACCAAAGAAGCCTGAAACCAACACCCCTGATGGAGTTTGACCATGACCCAATTGACCAAGAACTTTTCCCTGCACGAACTCACCAAGTCTGAAACCGCTGTCCGCAATGACATGGAAAACAATCCTGGCCCTGCTGAGATTGGTAATTTGACCGAATTGGCTGGCAAGATTCTCCAGCCCATCCGCGACCACTTCCAAAAGGGCGTCCATATCAACTCAGGCTTTCGCCATCCCGATGTAAACGCCAAAGTCGGTGGTTCACGCACCTCAGATCATTGCAAGGGCATGGCTGCCGACTTGGAAATCCCCGGTATCGCCAACGCTGAACTAGCTGAGTGGGTTAAGGACAACCTTGAGTTCACCCAGTTAATCCTTGAGTTTTACACTCCTGGCATCCCTGACAGCGGCTGGGTTCATGTGTCGTATGACCCCGGCAACCTCAAGAAACAGGTAATGACTGCGACAAAGCAGAACGGGAAGACCGTTTACTTGCCTGGGTTGGTTGCCTGACCCACCTGTCGAACTCTAAAAAAAGCCGAATGTCACTGCCGTACATCTGCATTGTCTTTCGGCTCATCAGCAGGTGATGTTCTAAGGTTCGCAAAGGCAAGTCTTCTGCATGGCTTGCCCTTTTGGTTCCACCGTGCTGGCAGACCAAGCGGATGGTCATGCATTGATGGGGTGTAAGACTCCACGGATTGCACTCGCCGTGCTTGTGATCAATGTCGTCTGGGGTCATGCCATGATCCAGAAAGCGACCAGTAGGCCAAGGCCCATGATGATGGTGATGTAGATCACATACAAACAAATCTTCTGCAGGTCGTCCCATTCCATGTTCTTCTCCTTCTGTTGAATCTCTCTACGCAGTGGCTCCAGCATCTGGTCATCGCGGCGCAGCCATGTGATGAAGCGGTTGATCATGTATTCCCCCTTGCTCGGATAGATTCGGCACACGCATTTGCGTAGCACCCTTCAAAGCCGTCCTTAGTGGCATGGTCATCACACACCTTCGCACACGCCTCACGCTCGTCAGCAACGGCTTTGTTCAGCCTTGCTACTTCGTCCAACATTTCTGCGTGCAGCGCCGTGAGCATGTCCCGATACTGCGCGTCAGGCAGTAGCTGCTGCGCGATCTGACAGCGCTCGGAAAATGTTGGTTTGCTCATCTCACCACCCCCACAAACACAGCCAACACACCAGCCCCCACCGCGCCTAGTACGATGCCAAGGGCCAGTGCCGCCCAATACCGCATGGTCTTGCGCCATGCGCTTGGGGCTTGGTGAATCCAAAACGCTGGGCTGCGCTTACCCACCTTGCCGGGGCTGATGCCGAAGTGTTCGAGTTCGAACTGTTCTCTTGGATTCAGCATTTCACCGCCCAACTGGATTGCCGCTTGCTTTACGCTTTGCCCTGTACGCTCGTTGGTATGCGTTGTATTCATCTCTGTTCCTTTCTTGCCATTGCTTTGTTTTTTCGTTTGAGCACTGTTTGCAAATACTTTTCCGCTTGAGTGGTCCGGTCCTTCCGATGTCCACATAAAACTCAAGTGCTGGTTTTGTCTCCAAGCAAGACGGGCAGCGTTTGTGGTCTTTCGGCATGTCGCAATAACTATCCCCTTCCATTGCGTCATGTCTGACATTGCAGGACAAGCAAACGATTCCGATCCGGCCACTTCTGTAGTGCTGTAGGCTGGCAACCGTTGGCATCCCATCCTTTGACCGCCAGTTCATTTGCACTCCGCAATCTGGGCATCCCATCCCTCCACTGACAAGCTCTTCAAGCTGCTCATGGGTTGGTACCACTTTGCCGTTTCTTTTGGCCGAAGCCCTCATTTGGCCAAACCTGTAGTGCTTGTCACACAAATGCTGGTTGCCCTGCTTGATGGTTGCATCACACTCACAGCGAGAACACTTCATATCAACTCCTTTTATTGGAATGACTACAGTGTATTATTTTGACTTGGGCTTGTCAACATTTCTCTGTTTAGCCTGTTGCTTTGTCGATCGCCGCACGCGCTTTGTCAACCCAAGCCCAGTACTCTTCATCAGTCGCGGACATGCTTTGCGGCATAGTTTGAAGCGCATCCAAAAGATCAGGTGCGGCAGCAATCAGTCGGGCGTTCGCAGCCGCTTGTTCCATCGTTGACCGCTTGTCGCCTTTGACCTTTGCTATCGGCGCGTACCCGCCGGATGACCCCTCGTCCCGAATATCAAACTCATCTGACTTGATCGCGGCGCGCATCCTCCACGGACCCGGTGTGTGTTGTGTGCTCATTTCTTTCTCCGATCACAGTATTGATTCATTGCTTGCTTGGCCCGTGGCTCACTGCCGTCGAACCACCACTTGGTGCAAGTCTCTAGGGCTTGCGGGGACATGAGCGCTCTCTCGCGCCCCTCGACATAGCCCTGCTCAAAGCCTTTTTGGAAGGACATGCCCATCATCTCGTAGCCGATCACGATGGACAGCACCAGCCAGATTGCGGCAACGTACTTCATGGTTGCTCTCCAACTTCTTCCTCACTCCACTCATGCTGACAACAGCAGCAGACGTAGTATTCGGCATACGGTGTGATGCCTTGTTGCCATGACCATTTGATCGTGTCGTATTCTTCTGAATCGCACTTAGGGCAGGTTTCGTTCATACAACCTCCAAGGCAAACAAGACAATCAAGAAGATCACCACAACAGGGGCCATCCACAAGACTGCTTTGTCTTCCCAATCCATCTCTGGTTGGGCATCTTTCTCGACCACCTCGCCCCATCGCTCGTATGGGCCAAACGCCTCCTCAAGAGTGCGTGGGTGACGGTAGGCAATTGGATCGTTTTTCATTCGTTCTCCTCTGGTTCATCTGGTGAGCCATCTAAGCCACTGGCATGTTCATCCCAAATCTTGTCTCTGAGTCGCTCATTCTCTTGAAGTAAATCGTCCATTTAGTTCTCCAGTGCTTTTAAGACACGCTGACCGCGACCTGACTGTCCTTTTCTGCGCTCACCCGTGTCCACAATGAAACCCTTGTCCAGCAGTGCCCGATACCTTCCAGTGATGGAAGAGTAAGGGTAAGTAGGATGCAGGGCCAGCACCTGGTCGCTGATGCATCCTTGGTCGCCAAACTTCTTGATGGCCTCGTAAACCATTCCCTCCAGCTTGGTGGTATCGACTGCGTGGGCTGACGCACGACTTGTGTCGGGATCGTCAGTGCGAACCAGTTTCTTTGGCTCAGTTCCGAAAATTCGATGAAACAAGTCGTGCATGGTCAGTCCTTAAAAGGGCAGGTCGTCTGCCATGTCGTCAAACCCAGAGGCTTGGCGGCGAGGCTGACCCTCTTGGGGCTTGGGGTCGTTGATGTATGCCCAACCATCCCAACCACCTTCACGAAGGGGGATGCTGTCCATCTTGATCATTGGGCCAATCTTTGTCTCAATGATTGAACCGATGCGCTGGTAGCGTTTCTTCGTTTGACCGTCCTTGTTGGTGTATTCGCCAACAACGCAACTGATCTCTTTAATTACTTTCGACATTTCATTCTCCAATGATTGATTTAAGGGCTTCTACTTTGTCTTGCATCTCAGCAAGGAATTTGACGACTTCTTCTTCTGCGTTGGCTAACCATGCGTCATCTCGCTCGACACGGGTCACAAACAACTGTGCCTTAGCTGGCATCCTGGGGTCGAATACAACGTAATCGCACCATGACCGATCAGCACATCTCATCTGCCACTGCATCTGAGCGAAATACTTACCATCCACGGGGTTCCCACCTTGCGATTGGGTTAGCCAGCACTCCAATGCCGTAGAGGTTGATGGGCACTTGATCTCCACCATTCCAGAATCCCCAACAAGGCCATCAGGAGAGGCTCCAGCAAGCGCAATCTTGGGGTGAGGTAGAAACCCCACTTCCTCGACCATTTGGCCTGTCTTGGCCTCATACGCTGCTCGGGCAAAAGGCTCCTGTTCAGTGCCCCATGCCATTGCAAGATTGGTGTACGACTCGGCTCGGGTCTGGGTAACAGTCTCCAAGACCAATTGGGTCATGTAGTTGTTGCGTGACGCTGAGTAACCAGTCTTTGTCTTTGCCAACACATCTGCAAGGCGGCTGGCAGTCACTTTGCCCAGCCGATCCGCAAACCAGCCCTCGGTTCCTTGTTCTTCGCTCATGCTTTCTCCTGTTTGGCACGTTCAACACGCGCTTTCTTCGCTGCAATAACCTTGGCCTGTAAAGCCTGGTTGCCTTGGCAAGCCTCAAGTGCTGCCTTGTAAAGTGTCGCCAGTTCATCGCTGGTGGCACTTGCCTCAATCGCTGACAGGTGGTCAGTGATGTCTGGTGCTGGTGCGGATGGCTTACGGCTAGCTGCGTTTCCATCGTCGTCTTCTGGGGCGATGCCACAAGCGGCCATCAGGGAGTAACGCCGTGCGTATGTCAGTGCGCTACCGTACCCTTGAGGGTCTTGCTTGCTGGCTGGAACGTGCAGCTTGCCGCACTCCAACATCTCGCCTGACTCATGGACAAAAACTGTTTCCACAGTCACGCCAACGTGGTCTTCGCTGGTGCGCTGGATCAGGGCGATACCAGCCCCGTTCAAGCCTTCAATGACCGCCTCGACACAGGCCGAAAGGTCTGCATATCGTGAGCGAAAGTGTGGATTGGTTGAGGTTTTGAGAGCAGGGCCAAAGGCTTGCTGTGCCTTGACCAATGCGGTGGCAATGTTTTTCATGCTTGTTCCTGGTTGATTTCGAGGGTGAGTTGGCGAATCTCTTGTTCAAGGATCGCTATCAGGTGGTCTTGATTGCGGATGTGTCCCTGGAGCAGACCGAGGTGGAAGGCCAGTCGGGTGCGGGGGTCATCGCTGTATGCTGCGGCGAGT